TTATTTTGGTTTGTAGAAGATGATGAAGTGATTGCAGATTCAGAATTTTATTCAGCTTTGAATGATGTGATGCCTATTTGGATATGGGGGTTATTGTTAATGATTGTCGCAATAATTCTATTCGCAGCAGCATGGTTGATACCGAGGTACCGTTTGACGAACACATGCCAAATCTTTTTAATTGTCGGCGGTATCGGTGCATCGATTATTTATTTTTTAATGGCAAGCGCAAGTATATACAATGCGATAAACTGGTTGACATGGGCGCAATTTGCGGTATTGACTGCCAAAAGCGGTGGTATGGCGTTTATCGGAGGCATGATGCTCAATGACAAACGCAAGTGAATACCTGGCAAAACATGAATTCGAAGCTGCTAAGAATAAGATATACGAACGCATTAACGATAATGACCGTAAGCATACAGAGGCAATCAATACATTAGAAAAGACGGTCAATCGGCAAATATCCTTACAAGAGCGCTCTTTCGAATCACAAGAGCGTTCTGAGAAGCATTTAGAAAAGCTGAGTGGAACAATGGAACGTTTAGGCGATGAAGTGATTGATATTAAATATAAAGTCAAATCACATGATGACACCTTGCATAATGTCCAAAGCGTCATTTCTGAAAAGCAAAAAGGCAACACACAGATAGGTGTCGCAATTATATCAGGCGTAGTTGCGGTTATCGTTGCGGCATTTGGATTTGCACAAGTATTTTTCTAAGTCGGCGCACTGCGTCGGCTTTTTACTATTTCAAAGGAGTGAGTTAAATGGAAGATAAAATTAAACAATACATTGCTTTAATCGGCGGTTTTCTCGGGGCTTTATACCTTGCCCTGCAAGCAAGCGGAATCAGCGCGGAATGGATTAACCCCAGAACAGTAGATGCATGGATTAATGTAATCAATACTGGATTACCGCTTGCATTGGTCGCATATGGTGTATGGAAGAATACGTTTATTGTGAAGAAATCAGCACGTGATCAAGAGGATTATTTAAAAGAGAAAGGATTGAAATAATATGGCACAAGAAGTATGGAATGGCGTACCTGTCAGATTTGATTTATTACCAATCGGAACAAGACGCAGTGGGCAACCGTTAACGACAGGTAAACCAAAATTTATGGTTATTCATGATACAGGTAACATTAATACAACGGCGCAAGATAATGTCAATTACTATAAAAACAGTTACAATATTGATTGGTCAATGGTAGCAAGCGCTCATATCTTTGTAGATGATAAAGAAGCGATTATCTGTATACCAGTTACGGAGAAAGCATGGCATGTACTTTATAATACGCCTATTGATAATCAGTGGTACAACTTAGATGCAAACGACGCCGCATTCGGTATCGAAGGTTGTTATTTTACTGATAAAGTGCGTACGCAGAAATCATTAGACAATACAGCGCGTGTTGCAGCTTATCTTGCAAAGTTCTGGAAGATTGATTATAAAACGGAAGCACCCGGTCACCAAGATATTCAAAATGATAAAATCGATCCAGGCAACTTATTGGAAGCAGCAGGCTATAGTCGTGATATTTCTAATTTCGATAAAATCGTTGCTAAGTATGCTGAAGGTACAAAAGTTACGCTACTAGATAAAGTTAAATCTAAACCAGGTACTGCTAAGAAAGTTGAAAACCCGACACCTTCGCCTAAATCATCTGTAACTTATCAAGAAGCTATCAGTTATATGAAAGGTTTGAAAGGGCGCTATATTGATTTCGATAAAGCGTGGGCCTTCCAATGCATGGATGTAGCAGTTGATTATGTTTATTATGTTACAAAAGGAAAAGTCAGAATGTGGGGTGATGCGAAAGACAGTATCAGAAACGTATTTCCGACGGGTTGGAAAGTTATCGAAAACACACCTGATTATATTCCGCCGGTTGCTTCAATTGCAGTCAATGCAGCAGGTGAATTCGGTCATATCGGTTTAGTATGGAGTAATGAGGGCGGTACTAAATGGTTTACAATCCTTGAACAAAACTGGGATAACCAAGCTAACACACCTGCAATGCTACGTAAAAATGATTATTCACAAATCACACACTTTATTGTGCCAGGTTTCGTCAATCAAAAGGTTGAACAATCACAGGTTAAAGCAATTTTACCTGCCGAAGAACCTAAAAATGAAAATGGTTTCGTAGTTAACGGATTACCACCTAAAGACTTAGTGTGGTCAAATACTGCTTATTTTATGGCAGAAGCAGATGAAGCAGGTGTTTCTATATGCCGACCTAACCACAATGGAGTAATGGCACCTACAAATGAAACATACAACCCAGGTGATGATTTCTATATCTATGAAATCCGTGACGGTTGGTGTCGCGTGTACTCTAATTCGAATAACGGTTTTGTATGGTATGAGCGTTTGAGAATTAGAGAAACATTCAAACCTGCAGGCGGTAAAGTCTATGCTAACCAATTAAAAGTAGGTGCAATCCCTCCAATTAATTTAAAATTATCAAACAATGCTTATTGTGAAGCAGTGGCCGACAAGTTCGGTGTAACTATTGCAGATCGTAATGGTAATTTAAAAAATGAAAAGTATAGTGCGGGCCAAAAGTTCTATGTATTTGAGTCAATAAACGGTTGGTGCCGAGTATATAGTTCTACCAACAATGGTTATGTATGGCATGAGCGATTAAGAATTACAAAAGTTTATGACTAGTATTAGCTAAATAAATATGTTATTTTAGAAACAGTTGTTATTGTTATTTGCATGAATTGATACTATATTATGAGTTCATGGATTATGATGTCCATCTAAGACAGATTGAATTTAAAAACTGCGATCATGATTGAAGGGTTGTCTTTACAGGGGAGCCCTCTTTTTTGTTGATTATGTAAAAGATGCATGCTATGATTTGTTTTGCAGTATGTATGTCGTGCATATTGCGCCCTTACTTCATGGATGCTTTATCATAGGCATCTATATGTATTTTCGTTACTTTCTCTCTAATCTATCCAACGAGAATACAGCCACCTTTCGAGGTGGTATACATATTTTTTACCTAACTATTTAGTTGGTTTTTGACAGTATCAATATACTGTATTAAAATAATATACGCAATATCGATAAGGTATTGCGCGTGGTTATTGTGTCTCTATTTCCCACTACTTTTTTTATGTTGAATGTTGAAATTTTAAGTTGAAAAAGTCTTGATGAACATAAGTATGGATAATAGGGCTTAGAGGTTGCTTCGGCAGCCTCTTTTTTTATGCATTAATTCAAATAAACTATTGCATAATAAACAAATGTGCAGTATAATTATATTTGTAAGTTAGTTAATGACTTACAAACCACCATGAGAGGAGGTGGTTAACATTGGATGACATCATAAAAATGCTGGCGCTCGTCATACTTGCAACAGTACAAAGAACGCCAGCGATTATAAAGCAACTAAGAATTTGGCATCTAGATTATCTTAAAGCCAAGAAAGATAATCAGAAAAATGATTAATCCATCAGGGGCGAAAGCCCCTACCTCTTTTCATGGTTATTATATTACAGATAGGTGGTAAATTCAAATGAAGATAACTTTTACAGTAATTACAATTATATTTATCCTATTGTTACCACAGATAATCAAGTTAGCAAGAATCAAACACATGAAGTTATTAGGTTATAGATATGAAGGTGAGCAACTTGTCAGAATACAAAAAAATGATAATTGAATTAATCGAAAGTGATATAACAGGTTACCAAATCCACAAAGAAACTGGCGTATCGCAATATGTGATTTCGCAATTAAGACAAGGCAAACGCGACATTGATAATTTGACTTTAAATACAACTGAGAAATTATATGATTATGCAAAAACCCACCTATTAAGTTAGGTGGGCTTTTTGTGTGTGGTTTTGTATGGTAAATCACAGGTGCTTTCCCTCCTGGTGAATAGTACAACACTTTAAAATGTTTACAAGCACAACATAACCAAATCGCTGCACATAGCCGCATTGTAAACTTATTTAAATCAAAAGGTTATGAAGGTGAAATTGGTTTAGTTCACGCATTAACACAATTCTACAGCATCGATGATCAACCATTAAACCAAATCGCTGCTTACAAACATGATATCTTT